TGGAGATAAATGGGAAGTTTCTGATTGTTGCAGTTGTACTTCAAATATTATTTTAATATTACCTCCAGGAACTATTGCGGGTCAAAGAGTAGTTTACAATAATAATTGTTGGACTACAGTTGCCTCCTCCACCGGATCAGCCGTTGGTGCCGGAGTTATTTTTGTAGGTACAAATAGTTGTGGAGCATGTACTGCGGTATATGGTTGTCCTTGTTAATAATTTAAATTCACTTTTATATATTATATAATATCTTTTAATATATGGAAAATATTCTTTTTGTAACTGCACAACCTGACGTACCTTATTTTCATTGGCAAGTAAAATTATATACTCATAATTTTATTGAGAAAGGAATTAAACCTTGTCAGATCCATGTAATTTTTGGTTTACAAAAAAAACAACAACCATCGCAAGGTGCATTAGAATTATGTGATTATGGGTATAATGTTCATTTCTACGATGACGACAGAGATAAAAAATCTTATATTCCAAGTATTAAACCATATTTAATTTACCAATGGTTAAAAGAATATCCCGAAAACGGTAAGTTATTTTTTTTACACGATTCCGATATTATATTCAATAGATTACCTGATTTTGATAAATTATTAAATGATAATATTTCTTATTTATCTGACACTATAGGGTATATTGGTTACAACTACATTAAAGATTGTTGTGATAGATATGAAAAACAACACCCATCATCAAACAAAGAACAATTATTTCAAGAAATGGCTGACATAATTGGAATTGATGTTGATCTAATTAAACAAAATCAAGAAAATTCGGGTGGAGGTCAATACCTAATCAAAAATACGGATCCACTATTATGGGCTAAGATTTATGATGATTGTACACCATTATATCACCAAATGTTAGATTATCAAAAAAGATTTCCAATCAACCCTGGTCAAATACAATTTTGGACTGCAGAAATGTGGTCATTATTATGGAATATGTGGAATTCGGGATATAAGACAAAAATAACAAATGAATTTGATTTTTCTTGGGCAACTGACGATATTAATATTTATAATAAAAAACCAATATTACATATGGCAGGTGTGACCGATAATTTAAAAACTACAAAATTTTATAAGGGAGATTTCATAAACAGGAATCCAATTGAGGATTTAAGGAATGATAGTAGTTACTTCAATTATGTGGATAAAAATAGTTCCACAATTAAATATATTGAAGTAATGGAGTCATTTTTAGAAAAAAATAAATAACTGATTATTTATTAGTAATGGGAACTAAACCGATATCAATTAAACCTGCAAATGAATGTGAAGTATTAACTATATTTCCAATGGTGTTAATATGTAATAATACAAATCCAAGTACGTTAGAATCGTGTGATGGGTCAATTAGCCTTATGGTTAGTGGTGGTACACCACCATATGATATTAATTGGGAACAAGGTGGATATGGACAAACAATAGATAATCTTACTTATGGTGATTATCCCGTAACTGTGGTTGATTCTTATGGTGATTTTACGGCAACTACAATATGTAGTTTAATTCCTGCAACAACAACAACCTCAACAACTTCCACAACAACAACTACTTTACCTGCTTATAGTGGTTTATGTATGAATATTATTGATACAATTGGTGCTAATTCTGAAATACATCAATTTTTATTTAATGGATATTTAAATGGGATGCCTACTTGGATATCTAACGATAATTTATATAATATATATTGGAGTACAGGAACAACAAGCCAATGGTTAGTTGATGGATGGACTAATGGTGTTATTTATAATTCAAATACATCTACACCTCCATTAACGGGATGGCAATTCTTAGGTGGGGATTGTTTAGTGTCATATATAATTACTGTATCTGAAGGAAATTGTGTAAATAATGTTATGATAAATTTATCTTTAAATGTTAATTCTCCAACCTGTGGTAATAATGGTAGTATTATTGTTACGGCAAATGGTGGAACACCGGCATATCAGTATTCAATTAATGGAGGAACAACCTATCAGTCAAGTCCAGTATTTACTAATCTATTACAAGGTATATATGTGGTTAAGGTTAAAGATTTAAATAATATAACAACAACACAAACTGTTACATTATTATCTCCGCCTCCTAGTCAAACGTATCAATTAAAATTAACTTTAATTGGACCTAATTCATTTGATATAACTGTAACCCCAACATTACCTAGTGGAGCTTATATTACTTTTGATTTAAAACATAATAGTGTGTTTAAATTAGCCCCTTCACCAACCGCCGCTTTATATAATAATATAGTTACTGTTAATGTTAATGGTTCTCCAATAGTAACACCATCACCTATTTTAAGTACAAGTACTACATTTAATCCTTGTAATTCTGGGTCAATATATAATAATACAAATGTCACTACTTGGAATACCCTATTATTTAATTCAACAACAATAATAAATGGTAGTTTTACAAATAGTATAAACCCAATAACACCTTTAGCCACCTGTTATTCAGTTAATGGGACAACTAAATTATTTATGACAAACGTTATATTAAATAATTGTAATTGTTGTAATGTTACAATTATAAATCCATCATAATAAAAATGAGTAATAAACTATTTATTGATTAAATGAGTTATATATTAAAAAATACATCAGGGTTAGTTAGTACTAGAATTACTGACACCGGAAGGTTAAAATTATCACAAGGTAATTTTAACATATCCTATTTCCAAATTGGAGATAGTGAAGTGTCATATAATGAATTACCAAACACTTATAATCAATCAAATAGTGTTGTTTTAGAACCAAGTTTTAATAGTCAAAATAATGCTGGATCTCCTGAATCAAACAAACAAAATATTAAATACCCATATTATGTTGATGATAATAATATTAACACATATGGTATACCATTTATGGATTCTGTTATTGAACCTGTTTATAATAGAGCTCCACTAAGGGGATTTTTCACAGGTAATACAACTGCGTCAACAATTAATTATAGTGCGTTTACAGGATCAAAATATGTTGTAACTTCTAATTATATTGTTGATATGTCAACATTAAATGGGTCAAATCAAATAACAATTATTCAAGACATATGTGACCCAACAAATACCAATAAACCTGGTATTGGAGATTTTATTACAATATATTATGATGGTTTAGCAAAATACGATTGTTCTTGTGATAATTTACCTACACCAACACCAACGGCAACAATAGGTACCACACCAACATTAACTAATACTCCCACTGCGTCAAATACTAATCTTGACCCGTGTGCATCACCAACACCAACACCAACTCCATCGGCAACACCTTGTTTGACACCATCAAATAAACCTGTTTGTCCTATACCATCTGACCCATCATGTGTTAAACCTGTTCACTCATGTTTCCCAATATTAACTTATAGAATTATTGATATTTGTGAGAACAATGTAACTTTGGATAGACCAACACCTAATTATATTGGTTTAAGTACGTATTGTTTTGGTAGAGTATTGGTATACCCACCGAATATGACAACAATATATGATAGTATCACACCTAGACCACATTGGGCTGATGATGTTATCAATTTTGAATCTATTTGTGATGTTGATCAATTTGATGTTAAAGTATGGAATATGAATATTCCTTGGACGGAAAGTCCTGCGGGGTTAAGATCTACTGAATATGAAGATTATACTTATTTTGGTTCTATTGATTATATTGGTAGTAAAGAATATTTTGGATACAATTCTACATCAGGGCAGACTGATACAAGTTATGTGTATTATTATAACTCATTTGATGAAATTGTTCAGGTTAAACCTGAGGAACAGAAGGCAATTGCAATTATACATTATACAAATCAAACTATAGATTTCTTCTATGGTGAGAAATTTGCGTTAGAACCTTATAATAACTCAAATCCTGAAGACACAACGGGACAAGCGAGAAACTTTAAATTACATATGCCGACATTAATGTGGCATAAAAATCCTGAGTGTTGTTATGGTCAAACATTTTGGGTTGATCCTCCAGGATTTGAAGAAAAAGGTTTATTCCAAGTTCAATATATTAAGTCAACTAAGAATCCCGATATGAATCAACCTGGTATTCGTTATTATCACTTATGGGATACTAATGCAAATGCTGACGGATTACCAAGTAGAGTTGGTAAAGTATTCCCTGATAGTAAATTAATTATTATTGATGATGAGGAAATTATATCTGCGTTATCATACAAGTCAAATAGAAACTGGACATTAACTTCACCACAGGTGTCTTTAATAACCCCTAATACTTGTGGTTTAACTACCGCAACTACTGAAGGTATTTTAACAGGTAGTAGTGAAACTATGTTCGTTACTTATAGATTAAGTAATCCTTACAATTTCACTAATTCACTACATTCTAACTATTATTCTAAAATAACGGGTAATAATAATGATTGTAATCCTGACACATCTAAAAATGTGGCGGTTAGATTTGGTGCCGAGTTTAAATGTTTAACACAACCTGGATATAATCCTGTTACAACTACAACAACTTATTCTCCATTAACAACTACTACTACTTATCCTTTATTAACAACGACTACAACTTACTTACCATTAACGACTACCACAACAACACATTGTCCAACTACTTGTGACACACCTAATGGATTCTTTGCAACTAACTTCCAAGTAATTGCACAAAAAGTGGTAACAGGACAAAGACCTGATCCATCTAAATGGAAAGTTATTGACTACACTAGTTCGTTATCGGCAACAACAATAAATGGATATATAACTGAAGAAGGTTTAACTGGAACAACATTTGTTATTACCCCTGATCTTTATAATAATTCACCATATTATAATCTTAATAATTTCATTCCATTAACACCACTTGGTACTACCACACCTAATCTTAATTTTGGTGATGAGTACTTTTTCTATGGGGCATTTGAAAGTGATATTCAAGCAACAATTTATGAGATGAGGTATAAAGTAAATTTAAGTTTTGCTGAATTCCAAACCACAACAAATCCAACATGGAAAAAAGGATCTAATTCTTATGTCACTGAGATTGTATTACTTGATAGTAATAAAGATGTTATGGTTGTTTCTAAGATGCAATCACCGGTATTAAGACAAGGTATACAACAGTTTGTAGTTAAGTTAGATTTGTAAAAAACTTTAGTTTTAACTTCTTACTATTATATTATAATAAAACAATCTTTTATGAGGACACCAATGAAAAATTCACCTAAAGTATTGGGATTAGATATCTCAACTAAAACAATAGGGTGGGCACTCTTTGATATTAAAACACAAGATCTATTAGAATTAACTCACGTATCTCCAAGACCTAAAAATAAAGATACTGAGGAAAATAAGATGTTAGAATTAATATTAAAATCTGAAGTATTCAAAACTAAATTAGAGGATTATAAAAAATTAGGTATTGTAAGTGTTATTATTGAAGAACCATTATTAAACTCTAATAATGTTTATACAATCCAAACTTTATTAAGATTTAATACGTTAATATGTAAAACAATTTATGATGTGTTAGGTATTGTTCCTGAATTTATTTCTACCTATAACTCAAGAAAATTTGCGTTTCCTGAATTAGTTCAAGAAAATGATAAAAAGAAACACGTTTTATTTGGAGGACTTCCTAAGGACATTGATAAGAAAATGATCATATGGGAGTTGGTTGCAAAAAAAGAACCTCAGATCCAATGGCAATATACAAGAAACAATACTTTGAAGAAAGAAAACTTTGACCAAACAGATGCTTATGCTTGTGTGTTAGGTTATATGAGAAGTAAGGAAATTTGGAATTAATATCGTTTAATTTACCGATAATTTAGAATATCGTCTTTTTAGACGATATTTTTTTTGTCTTATATTTTTAACCACAAATACTATCCATCACATGGATATACTGCCATACATGCCAAACAACTATTTGTACCTACATTGGAGTTAATGTTGGAGTATTTGTAAGTGTTGGTGTATTTGTTGCCGTTAATGTTGGTGTATTGGTTGCGGTAAGAGTAGGTGTATTAGTTGGTGTCAATGTAGGAGTTTCCGTTAATGTAGGCGTATTTGTTGCAGTTAATGTCGGAGTATTAGTTGCGGTAAGAGTAGGTGTATTAGTTGGTGTCAATGTAGGAGTTTCCGTAAGTGTTGGGGTGTTTGTTGCAGTTAAAGTTGGCGTATTCGTTGCAGTTAATGTAGGGGTTGAAGTCAACGTAGGTGTGTTAGTTGGAGTAAGTGTTGGGGTCTCGGTTAATGTTGGCGTATTAGTTACGGTTAACGTAGGTGTGCTAGTTAACGTTGGAGTATTAGTAGGAGTTAATGTAGGAGTCTCAGTAAGAGTAGGTGTGTTTGTTGGTGATAATCCTGGTGTTGTTGTTAATGTTTGTGTTGGTGTTAATGTTTGTGTTACCGTTTGTGTTGGCGTTGGGGTTGGGGTTAATGTTTGTGTTGTAGTTGGCGTTGGGGTTACAATACATTGATAACAAGAAATATTATATTCTAATTTTAAATTGATCACAATATTTGCATCAGATAGATAATAAATGGTTTCAGGTAAACACCCATCTATTTCAACACATTTATTATATATTTTAATTTGATTAAGTGAGTAATTAATTTCAACTTTACTTATACCACTATAACTTTCTAAAACTTCAGTGATTGCTTGACCCCACTCATAGTCAGATGGATATTCAGTTAATCCTGAAGAAACGTAAAATACTTGTTGAGTGTTTTCTCCATCAACGGTAATGTCGGTAATAAAATTTGCACTAACAATAATACATCCAGTATCATCATATGTTAAATCTTTAAAACCTTCAGCAAACATTTGTTGTATACTTCTTTTACCAAGTATTCCTGTATTTTGGAAATTATCATTACATATATTATATGTTTGATAACTTACTTGTACATTAGTTCCATTTAAAACAACGGTTTCAGTACTTGTACATCCACTTGAATCAATTATTTCCAAACTATATGTTCCACCACTTAATGATGTTACGGTTGTTCCAGTTTGACCATTAACATTTGGACTCCAATTATATGTAAATGTTGGGTTTCCCTCATATATTAAGGTTGATATTTCACCATTATTACCGCATGTTGGTTGAGTTACAACTAAATCAAATAATATACTATTTGAATCGTTAACATATAAATCTAATGTCTGACTACAACCTGCAAGATCTGTAACTGTGGCAGTATAATTCCCAGGAGATAGATTATTAAATGTTGACATTGAAGATGGTCCAAATCCTGTAATCTGATAACTATAAGGTAATGTCCCACCACTACTTGCTAATAATTGTATTGATCCATTATTTAAACCGCAAGTAGTATTTTGAGTAATTGCAGAAATTGTAAATAGTTCAGTATTATCAATTGTAATTGTAGTTTGATATGTACATACACCATCAGTTATTACCAAATCATAATCACCTGAAGACAATGTATCAAAATTTTGTACTATATTGGTAGTAGGCCCAAAAGTTGTTGTATCATTTAATGAATCTGTTAAACTATATGTGTAATATCCTGACCCAATTAAAGTAATATTTACCGATCCCGAATTATTATTACAAATTGAATTTGTTGTATCAATACTTAATACTTGAAAACTATTGGATGTGTTGATAGACGTTGTTCCTGATACGGTACATACTCCGGCATCTATTATGTTAAAATTGTATGTTCCAGAAAATAAACCTGTAAACGTATAATCGTTATTAAATATTATTGCACTATCACCATTAGAACATCCAATATAATATGGCGCGGTTCCACCTGTTACAATTATATTTATTTCACCATCATTAGTGAAACAACTTGGTGGATATGTCATAAAACCACCAATACCCAATGGGTCTACACCAGTAATAGTGATTATTTTACTTAGAGAACAACCATCATTATTTGTAACTTCTACGTTATATAAACCAGCGGTTAAACCTGTTACCGTTGTTCCAGTTTGTCCATTAACACTTGTTAACCAATTAACTGTATATAAACTTGGATCAGATAAACCTGTTAAAAATATTTTACCACTACCATTATTATTTATACAACTTCCATCGTTTACAACATAATAACCATAATCAAAAGGAGTTGAATTTGTTACAATACAAGAAGCGGATTTACCTGTACAACCACCCCCATCATCCGCAACAACATAATAAGTTCCGGCAGAAACAGGAGGAAAAACATATTCATTACTTGTTGAATTTCCACTTGAAATAAAATTATTATCAATATCATATAAAGTAAAAATAGAACCTGAACCATAAGAATATTGTGTTGTTGCGGTTACGGCTCCGTTATCTAAACCACAGGTAGTACTTGTAGTTTCAATTGATACGCACGTTCCTGAAGATATATGAAAATTTACAACAACATAATTACTATATGTTGAGTCATATACTTGTAAAAAATAACTACCCGAACTTAAACCTGAATAATAATAAACATTATCAACTTGTGTTAATGCAGATGTAGGTAAATTAAGGTTAGCAGTAGGGCTTTCAATGGCTAACCAATTAGGAGTATCTCCAGTTACAGAAAAAGTTACAACACCTAACCCTTGATTTGTACAATCCCCCGTTATTTTAAATTGATTTACATTTATAGCACCCATTATTGATTACATATTATTTGAAAATTTATCCCAACGTTTAATTCCAAATTACTTTGGTTACTAAATAATTCACAAGTATTACAAGTATTATTATATATAGTAACGATATTTGTTGTTTCGTCAATATAATATGATAAACCTTCATCAATCATTTGTGGTAGTGAATCATAAAGGGCGTTTAACCAATTCACTTGAGTTGGGAAACTTGTTCCACTAACGGCATATCCATTACCATCAAAGAATTTGTAATTCACAATTTGAATACTATTTAATCTTACATCAACATACCATTCAGATGCTATACTATTAATTAAACAATCATTATTTAAATCATAACCATTATTATTTAAATATGTTGTTAAAACATCCCCTAAAACAACCCCAAATGAATTAACATTGGGACTAGAACCCCAAGGATAAATAGGACATTCAATAGCTTGTCTTGGGCAATCAACAGGTATTAATTGTCCGATAGCATAACAAGGTTTACATGGAACAAGAACAAGTTGACAACCCATTTGTCTTCTCCATACAAACTTTTGTCTATGGAAAATTGAGTTTTCTAATTTGGTACCTGTATTCCATATTGTGGTTGCGGGAACCATTTGTTCAATTAATTTTATCCAATAAGTACCCAAACCATTAACATAATCAATCATTGTTTGATATGTAAAATTATCGTTAGGGACATTAATTGCCTGACCTGATTCTAAGTATTTCCAATAGATAGATTGAAGGGTTGGATACCCACCTGTCTTACCATCGGTAATAAATTGCCTATTTCTAACATTAATTGTATTATGCCAAAAAGTTTGTGCAAATTCAAAGAATGTTTTTTCTTTTGGTTTTGGGCTGATTACCGTCCAATCAATCCCACCCCTTTGTGGGTATGGAGTATTTGGTGTTGGATCACAACGTGTTGGTTCAACATAGTTTAGCCCTTGATTAGGTATTGGGTAATTATATTGTCTTGACATAGTCCACACATCATAAACCAAACCTTGAGCCGGATTCATAAATATGTCAACATTCTTAACATTTATAACTAATTTATCACTATTAACAGGATAGTATGCGTTGAAGTTACCATCAAAATTAGTTCTTAAACCAGTTTGAGTATCCGTCCAACTTTTTTTATTATCAACTACTCTACGTAATTTATAACCCAAATTCATATAAGGGAAAGTTCTATATCTTTGTAGATATTCTTCACCATAATTAAATGGTAATAATGTTGTTTGGTAATTAGGGTTAGCACCTGTAAATACACTATTCGTAATATCTACTTGTTCCGGCATCCTATGTTGTGGTGTGGATTCAAACCAACCTCCTCCAATTTGGAAATAGTAAGAATCACTTGTTGTTGGCATCATTGGATAACCAAAATCATCTATTGGATAATCTTCAGGATAAACATTTACATCACTTATAATACTTGTTGTTGTAAATCCTGTAAATTGTTGCCCATGTATTGAGTATATATCCGTTGTATCTAAAACAGGTAATTGTTGAGTATATGTTCCTCCCGATAATTGAGCATATTGACCATTAAACTCCTCAATATTTATTTTTTGATCCGCAATGTAGATATATTCATTAAATTCAATTAAAGCTTCTGGTGCTCCAATTAATCTTAATAAAATTTCAATAGATTTTCTTGTACCTTTAGATTTAAAAAGGTATGCCGAATTTAAAATTAAGTTTCTATAATATTGGTAGTTAAGTTCCTCAGGTGTCATACCAACCGACAAACCACTAAAATTATTACTTCCAGGGCTAAATACAGAATCTAACAATTGATCATTTGTAATTGGTGAGATATTTGGATCCCAACCTAATGTCATAGCTAAATTCTTTAACAACTGAGACGGTATATCATTTTTGATATTGTAATTAACATTATTCATGTTTGATAATGCCGATATAAACTTTTTTGTTTCATCAAAACTTCTACCATATATCTGTAATACCTTCTCTATTTTTTGATCAGGAGTATCAAATTCTTTAATAGCACCTGTTGTTAAAAAACGGGATATTAAATTAGTACGATATAAATCTAAGTTAGCCGCAAATTCATTTAAAGTAGTAAGATAGTTATCAAACGCTAATGATGATATATCTAAATTCCATTGACCATTTTTAGGAAATGTGATTGCTTGTGTTGTTAAATAAACCGTACCATCCTCATTTTCTCTTGGGACCGTAAACGTTGATGTATATATTGGAGTTATAGCTCTGTTTAACAAAAATTGTTCAACCTCATCCATCGCTTCATTGAATGTTTTATTGACGTATATATCATTAGGTCTAATAACTAACGAATCATAAGATATGGAATTACCTGAGAATGGGTTACCTTTAACAACAAAACTTAATGTAGTAGATGTATTATTAGAAGGACTAAAGAATATAAAAGGATATTCACTACCATTTATAAACAATGAATATTTTGGGTAATTTACCGTAAAATTCCTTAAAGATGAAACTTCAATTTCAAGTAGTTCAAAGTTTCTATTAGAATTTGAACTGTAATCAATATCAAATGGGTTTCTTAAAGAACTTATATAAACATCAAATGTTGTTTCATCCTCAACTGCATCATACAGAATGTTTGTTGCAGTTTCAGTTGTACTATAATTTGGTAAAACTGATGTAATTTCTAATGCTCCAGGAAAGAAATTAATAATATGTAAAATAGAAGTAGATATTCTTTTAACTAAAGAACCATATAATGTAAAGTTAGTAACTTGAGATAAATCAAAATTAGGATAAACTTTAAAGTTATTCGCTTGTATTACTCTTGATTCGGTAACACTTTCAATATTTAACGTATCTAAAGATATAGGTTCTGAAAATGCCCCTATTGAAAAGTTTCTATTTTGTTTTTCGGTAATTGATGTGGTAAATTCAAAATTTGCTTGCGTAAAACCACCACCATCAACAAGTTGTAAACCAACTAAGTTGTCAGAAAATGTCCCTTGACCGCTTGGGGACTGTGGTGGACAAGTATATTTTTTTACCGCCATTTTTATACTATGTTGTTAAAACTTTTACTAAAATCAATATTGTTATTTCTATCTTGTCTAACCTCATATAATAATTCATTAAATTGATCACGTACTTCAAATAAGTTGTATTGTTTGTAAATGTTATTAGCACTATCGTAGATTGTGTAAATACCATCATCAATAGATTTGGTTTGATTACCATAAAGGGCAATTGCCAATGTTGATATATCGTGTTCTACGATTTCAACTTCTGTAGTTATAGGATTAAAAAATGTATTAGTTATAATAATATTCTGATCAGGTTGTCCAATGAATGGTGTTGCACTTGGTTTATTAGTTGGAGAAGATGATGGTGAAAGTGTACAGAAAAGTAAGTTTGATGTACTTTCCACATATCTATATCTAATAGCCTTTTGTGATGTGTTTGTTAAATTTTGTACAACAGGTTCACAATAAAATGATGAGGTTATAATTCTAAAGAAATTAGGAATTTTAGTTCCATCAGAATTTAAGTATTCAACCCTAAAACCAATTAAACCTTGATTAACAAATTTATTTCTATATTGTGATGGAACATTATTTAAGTCAACCACAATACCTTTAACATTAGGTAATGAAGATAGAACACCACAATCTGTTATTTTAGTTCTAATTTCTGCAGGTCTAATATACAATGTATATATACCTAATTTATTAAATTGATCGGCCGGTAATTTTAAGTTATATAAACCACCTAAAATTTCAACACCTGAATTACCACCAGTTGTTGCATTGTGAAAATATGGTCGTAAAATAGATTTTGCATCTAATTTAGTTAAAACAAAGTTATCTGTTTCATCCCTTGATGGCGTATAATTCAAGATGATCTCTACATCATCAGGACTAACGTCCGCACTTCTTATTGTTCCGTAATTACCTGTAGCCACAAGAATTTAATTTATATTTAGTTTATTTTTCCTTACCTAATAAATACTTAACTAAGGTCTTTTTTGACATTAAAAAATCCGTACCCATATTTTTCTAAGTCCCCAACATTATCAACCTCACCTATCCTTTCAATATATTCTAAGGCAGAGTTTTTACCTCTTTCAATAAAAACATTAGTTTGAACCTCAGGTTGATCAATAACATTTATTAATGCTTCGTTTTTAGTTAAACCAGTCATTATTAAATCATTTTGAGTAAATCCCGATGAATACACCATAAAAAGTGTAAAATCTTCGTAATCAAAATAATCAATTTGATTTATTGTATATGCGGTATATAATCCATTTGGATCAGGACCCCATACAGTACCAACACTACCTGTAGTTCCCGTTACCTGAACCCCTACTTTAAATTTACCACCATAAAGATTACCCTTTGGTCCATATTGTGCTAAATCATTTATAGTTGATTCTGTATATCCCGTTATTAAGAATGGTATTGTTGTATAATTGTAGCTGAAGAAATCATTTATGTCTGTATTTGAATCCCCACTAAAAATGTAATCATAATTGAATGATGTTCCTGTCCAATTACCACCAGCCGGTGTAAATGTTGCAGTACCATTAGGGTTTGAAATAGTCACATTATCAAATGGTGTGGTAATTGTTTTAGTTATTTTTGAAATACCCCATGGTGATGTTGCAGTCATAGTTATATGATACTCACTATTTGAGGTTGGATAATTATGTGAAATTGGTGAAGTACTTGTAAGTGTTACTTTTGGTGATCCGTCACCCCAATCAACAACATATTTCACTAAAGATAAGAATTTTATAAATTCGGTGTCCGAAGTATTATAAAAAGAATACGTATAAGGACTACCCGTGGTTCCCGAAAATAAAAAGTTATTAATTACATCTTTTTGTAAAACCGCACCATCAAAAACCGAATAATACCCCATATCAACTGCGGTTTCAGTAAACAATAATGATATAGTTAATCCCGTTAAAAGTGAATCACCGTTTGTACCACCCGACAATACATAAGTCATACCTGTATAAACACCAATATTATCAACACCAGTTACACTTGTTTCCCCTGTTAATATAGGACAACAAGGATCGGTAGTATCATATACATCGGTACCACCGGTGTACTGAACCAATCTAAGATCTCCGTAAATGTTTTCGGGAGATATTTTAAAGTAATATTTTTGTTCTTCCATTATGGGTTTACGTATTCATACCATTTTATTGGTGTCAATGCCTCACCAACTCTTAATGTTGTTGAGGTAGATGACACTTCATATGTCTTGTTATTATAATCTAAGTTTACTTTGTAATAAAAATAGTCTTGGGGTAAAAAATTAAACTTATTTGGGTTTATTAATGGTTGTGGCGTATTAGTCATTACAACATATACACCTAATTTTGCATCAAAAAACTTAGATGACATATAAAATTTATTTATATCGTAAAAGTTTCTGTCTCTTAACCAATAAATGAAAAACCCTTCTTTATCTCCAATATAATCCAATTTGAATTTAGGTTTTCTAATATCTACGTTTGGTAATAATGCGTTTAAACTTACACTCATAAATTCACCTTGTTGTACAGGTAATATTATTGTGAAATAAATTTGTTGAGTTTTTTCATCTGTTGTATCGTAAAAATCCAACTTAAAGAATGACTTAGTAAAAGGTTTACTATAATAGTATACCTCCTCATTTGTAAAACCTTCATTTATATAGGATATACCCCAATTTGTTTGAGTAACTGTAGTTGCAGTTATTGGTGATACATTATCATAAAAATAAAATTCATAATTTATATCTGTGTTACCATCAATATCAGAATTATGTGAAAAACGACTAATCTCAAAGTCATTTGGTGACCCAATAATTTCCTTAACCATCTCTTCTTGATATTCCGAAATACTATCGTCATGACCCGCAAAATCCCATTTCATTTCAATAGGAATATCCACATAATTATCTGTGGTTGGTCTTATTATTTTAATTTTATTCACACTCATCAATTATAGGTTCTGCAATAACGTTTATGTTTTGTACTCCTATCCCTTCTGGTGTTAATCTAAAAATAGTATTAACATATGGGTAATGTTTACCATTCATAAATGGATAGTTAACACCAACACCATTAGTATCTATATAACCATAAGTATATAGATCTCTCCATCTGAAACTATTTGATAAATTAGAATAAAATGCGTAGTCAGGAATATCTAATATTAAATTAGAGTCACCTTCTTCAATATAGTCGGAATATTCTCTTATAACAATTGGACTATGGGGATAATAATAATACCCAAATTCATTAGATGGTTGAGCATCAGTTTCAACATTAAATTTTAAATCATTAAAAATTATCTTATGATTATATTTTGAAATTACTCTCTCCGTTTGTTCGTAATCATTCCATTCACAGAAATCACCATCAATTGTATCTCCTGTCACTAAATCTTCATTATAGTAAAACGGACCAACAGGTGGGAATGTATTTGAATTATATTGACCTTCAGTTATGTTTGTACTTGAAAGAAAATTACCTTGATCCCACCAAGAATTTGGTAAACCATTATCTAATGGTTGATTAAACTCCCACCCTTGTTTCATACCTTTAGTCCATCCAAAATAACCTTTCCATAATGTAGTAAAATACAATTCAGATATAGGTCTATTTTGATTATCACGTAGTGGTTTAATATCAATATCACAATTAAATGATAAAGTATATGATTGATTTCCCTCTTTAACTGAAACCCTATTTGTATTATTTGGTGTTATAACATCTTTTTCAAATTTTGATTTTGATTCAAATATATTTTGTTCAAATCCCGCCTTTATTAATAAAGCACATTCTGAATTAGTTAAAATTTTATGTTTTCTAACATAATATTCTGACATTGTTTCCCCACTATTACTTTTATTAATTATACGTTTAAATGTACTTGAGGTTCCATTTTGGAACGTGGTACCAGTAAAACCAACATTATAAATTTTAAAAAGATATTCTTCACTACCAAACCCATCATCACCAAGTCCATTAACTTGAAAAATAGTTTCACCATTATAATTAAATGGTAATTCAACAAATTCTCCTGTTAATAACCCATGTTTCATGGGACATTTAAATGTAATATAATTACCATTGTCATCACTACCTGATGTTATTGTAAATGGTATTCCATCAGATGCCGCCCAAAACCAAGATGCGGTAGTTTCACTATCAATCGCAAATAATGGTTTTGTATAATCGTTACCATACGCATAACTCATATAATGAGTCCAATTATAAGTTGATGCACTTTTATTTATAAATGTTACATGGTTATTTGGTGGTTGAGTATATCCTACCACATTATTATCAACTCTAATAAAATCAAATTCAGAATATTGGGGGTAACCTTCCCAAGGGGTATTAGGATTTGTTGTTCCTGAAATTGCGTTATTAATCGCATTTGTATAATACAAATTATCTCTAAATGGTACATAAGTTGTTGATCCAGTGTATTCATTTTTAAATATAAAAGTGTATTTAGTTACAGGTCTAAAAATTGTTGACAATTGTCTTTCATCATCAAAAACCTGTTGTAAACTTAAATCAACGTTTCTATCAAATTCAACTATTTCTTTTTCAGTTTGTTCCAATGGAAGATCAATAAAAAGATTGGTGTCACTTGATCCTTTATATCTTAAACTACCTAATACAATATTTGTTGAGTTGTCTATCATTTTATCCTTCGGTATTTACGTATAATTTAACAAACTTATCAATTGCAGTTTTACCATTATTTAACCCAAAATAAAAATGGAATGGAGCTCCAACTAAAACTTGATTTGTAACTTGTGGTGTTGGTAATGGATTACCATTAACATCAAAATTGGTAATCATACCTAATTTTGTGGTTGAAGATTGAAAATATGGGTCAATATTAAAATCTAAGTTTTGATACCCTTTATGGAAGAAAGGTGAATACGTATACCAATTATTATTTTCAGACCCAAATATATTTGGTGATGAATCTATCTTCCATTGATAATGAGGAACATCTTGTGTCTTTGGAAAACCATAGTAATCTTGTATTAATGGTGATTGACTATATGTTTCAATGCCAGGGGCAAACCTTCTTCTATATTTATATTCATTAGTTGGGGTTTCAAAGAATATACCAAATACAGGTCTTGGTGGTGATTGGTTATCATCACCAAAATATATTGAGTTTGGATTAGGGTAATTTTCAAAAATAAATGGGTTAATTTTCCATTCAGAGTTTATTGATAATGCTTGAGCAAAATCACCATCTATTCTATCAGCCTTTCTAGTACTATTAAAGAATTGAATAATACCCTTACCTTCGGTACTACCACCACCTACTGAAATAGGTAAGATTGACTGTCTAAACGTATCATTTAATAATCTAGATAAAAATCCAATTTGGATTATATCTGACGTATCTTGATAAGAAGTAGATTTAACTTGATCAACCATATAACCATTAAAATTTGAACTATTACATATCTCAGTAATAAACTCATCTCTAGGTCCTAAATCAGTAATTGTTGTTGGGAATTGGATTTGTTTTTCATTATAACCTAATCCAGGATATCCAGTAACTATTGATGATGGCCAGTTTGGATTAACCAAAGGTTTGTTTTTACCAATAAATTCTTGTGTACTTTGTTTCCATGGTGAAGATCTATAATAGAAACCATTAGTTAATTCATTAAAAACAATAACATCATCACAAAAATTATATGTTGGGATAGTAGACAAGGCACCATATGTTGTGGTTTTATTAAATGAGAACATATATAAAACGCCATTTATCCAATTGTTTTGAAATGTTTGAGCAAATACACCACGACAAGCAGCAAAGGTAATTGTAAATCTTGTTTTCCATTCTAAAAATAATGCCACATCTTCACCATATTCAGTTAAATATTTTTTATTTAATAGACAATAACACCCACCTTTAACTCTACCTTCTGGAACAATACATTGATTTGCAGGTATAATAGATACATTATTGCCAGATCCCTGATAACATTGTAATGACACCATAGTATCACAATCAAAAGTTTGTGTAGGACTATCATATTCTTCTCCCGATATCTCAAGTGACATACCTGAACCTGATTGACCTTCGGTACCATCGGCAGTATAAAATGTAAAATTATTATTTTGGTGTACCGCAAAACCTGTTTTTGAGGTAGGAAGTCCATCTTCGGTTTTTGTAGATGTTGGTAATCGGTCACTTCTCATTACCATTTTAGTTTTATCATTAAAATTTACACCAGCTAATGTATATCTATAATATGCCGGTGAATATAACGCAGATAATTGGTTTGATGGTACATCACCTAGTTGACCCTTAGCTGGTTTTCCATTATCAGGAGTTTCTGCATTTACACTATTATTATTACAACTAGGGTAACCAGCATTACTTTTTTTCCCTAAAAATGTACCACCCCCAATGTATGGAGAATTAGTATATGGAGATCCTGGTATAATAAATGATGGTATCGTATAGAAACTTGATTGTAATATTGTTCTTGGAGTATTAGTTAATGAAGAAGATCCAATAAATTGCCATCCACTAACTGGTTGATAATTGGTAATTGCACCACTAGTGTCATCTGTGGAAAGATAGTAATAAGGATAATTTGATGTAAATGCCGTATAGTTAGGGTTAGCCCCAACCGCAGGTCCTATATTAAAATTATATGAAGGAAAATACAGATTAGTTGCACTATTTGTTGGGGTATTATGACTAGCAGGTTTTAATCCTGTTGGTTGTATTGGTACATTTAAATAATAATCACCTTCAGGTGTTATAACATTACCATAAGATTTACCAAATATTCTTGATAAATCGTATTTTATTTTTTGTGTTGCGGTATGAACATCAACCCCCCTATTTAAAATTATAATTTCAAAATCAGCATAGTTAGTCATTTGATCTAAAGCTTGTCCCGCATCATAAGTATTATAACTACCATCACAACAATATAAAAATTTTATTCTATGTTTTAAAAATGAACTTGTAGGAAATGTACCAGAGTTACTACTATTACCACAGATTGCCTGAAAAACAGAAACGGTCATACCTGTTATCATCTGATAATACTCCACATCGGTAGGGTATTGTAGATTTCCAACTTCATCACCACTAATTGATGACGAAATGTTTGAAATTGCAGGTTGGGTAATTATAAAAGATGTTGTATTTCCATTCGGATCATTAATATTTAAAGGGTTCGCATAAGTAACGGATATTGATGTTTGACCTGTTGTTGTTGTACCAGTGATTGAGTTATTACCTAATAAATTTAATGTAGCTCCCGTAATATTAATATTTCCATTGGATTTTGTTGGGTCATTAAAACTAATTGGTTTACCAACTTGCATTTGATCTTTAGTTCCTGGATTAGCCAAAAGAACTATTATTTGATCTTCAAAAAAAGTATTACCATTTAAAGATGGGTTAACAAAACTTTTTATTCTATTTGCACCACCATAAGAATCAAAATATTTATCTCTTGTGTTAAATTCATTTAATTTTTGAGGAAAAGTTGCGGTTATAGGAAATGCCCAATTTCTTGGGTCTTGACCAGCATTATCCCAAGCCGCAAATAGGAATGGTTGTGGTGCGTGATACAACGCAAATTCATTATCAAATATTGTTGTTTTATTAACCTCATTAGGGTCTGTAGATGATGATAATATATCATAACCCGAAAAAAGTCTATTGTAGTCGGCAATACCTCTTGCAGCAACCTGAGGTGTAATATCTTGTTTCATTGCCGAAGTAGTTAATGATGGTAAATGACAATCTATACATACACTTGTTGCACCGTCAAGACAATCTCCATTCCAAAATGGACCATCATTTGCATCTGTTTGATCCTCAATAGGATTGTTTTGGGCATTAGGATGTTGAACATCATACGCACTTGGCATATTAACCGGAGCTAAAAATCCTTTATTTTGAGCAAGTTGTTGTTGATTAGTATTTGATTGCTCTGAGGTAATTGCGTCATTAACTGTATTTTGATCAATATCATCCTCTAAAGTTGCCGGACCACAATCACAATCACAACTTGTACATTCAGGATAAGACATCATAGGTAAACCTATTCTTGGGAAATTTTTTATCTTAAGAAGGTATTTTACTGTAAAAGCAATAAATGCTATTGATAAACCTATTCTAAATATAAACGATACAAACTTTGCCACAATTCTTAAAATCAAACCTATATTAACTATAGGTCCACCTGGAACTGAAAACGCAAAATTCTCTAATGTTGAGTTAATCCAATCAATCATTTCCGATATTGCATCATAAAGGAAATATATTCCCAAAACGATTAATATATACTTTAATACAGGCCACATCCATGCTATAAAGTGAGCAACAAATAATAATACTATTAATGGGTATGCCAAAATACTCATAAAGACATTAAAAATGAAAAATATAGCGTCAAAATTTTTAATAATGTCGTTAGAAGGAAATGTATTTACCGTTGATTTACAAGCCCTATTATCAATTTCTTTAATCCCTAAGTGTCTAGCCCTACCAACCCCATTTTTGTATCTATCAAGGAACATTGCAGTAGTATAAACTTTATTGTAGTTCATTTCATAAAACGTATCCTCACAATTAATTGCAGATATTGGGTCCACATAATCATCCCAATCTAAACTAAAACTATATGATCTCAATAAATCAAAATAACCTTGTGGAAAGAATGTAAAATCAAATTGTTGTGGTTGTGTATTATCAACAGGATTTGAATCTATTGATATTAAATCACCAACATTAACAGGTATAACCATAGTATCTCCATAATATGGTAGTCCGTTAACATAAACGGTAAAAGTGTCGGAATTAGTCTTCCCATTAAATAGTAACCCACCTTCAGTAAATGGAGGTAATGGATCACTTGTAATATTACCAGCAGTTGTATTAAATATTGTTGAAACTGCTGAAGTTGGATCAAACGGATCTGTACCACTGGTATTCCAACCATGTTCTTTAATATTTGGAACTAAAAAATTTGCTCTTTGAAAATCATTCTGTAACCCACCTTCATTACTCCATTTAAATTTAAATCTATACCTTCCTTTTGTTGGTATTCCTTTTGTTGGGTCATTTGAAATTATTTGTTCTCCAAATTCATTAGTTATTATGTAATCCAAATTCATTGGTACATTTGCCAAAAAAGACCCATCACCATCTATAATTTTTCCATCTTGTTCAAATTTATATTGTTCAAGAATCGGTAAATTATTTTTATCGGGATATATTGTTTGCCTAATCGCTAATATTTGTCCAGGCCCCGCAATTAATTCACATAAATTTCCTGTATTATTTTTTGGTTTACAAGTTGTTTTAAGAGCATCTTCATTAGTTGTAGAAATAAGAGACCCAATAAAAATAGCGGTAGGATTAATCGTTACATTTGCTTCATTAGTTAAATCAAAATCAACTCTTGTAATACCTATTTGACAAATGTCTTCTTGACCCCAAAGAGGTGATATATCAACATTTCTATTTACTGTTTTTATCTGTGGTAATTCACTTAAATTTGATGAAGATTTGAATGTTGACCCATTAACTTGTGTTTGAGTTGCTTGACCCGCATTAATTAAATCTTGTGGTGTTAATGAAAAACATCCAATATCCGATAAATCAACATCCATAAAAACGGTTTGATCACCAATTGGAACTCCAAAAATCATATAGTCACCACTATCATTTGTTTTAACGGTATATTTGTAATATTTGTCATAAACCTCAATGTATGTTTGGTCTATTAAAACTTCTTCTCTATTTGGAAATGTCCCTGTTGCTGCATGAACACTATATGATGGATCATGAGGTAATAAATTATATCTATATCCTAACTCATTATTATCTGATAATGTTTTATATGGGTATAATTCAGATATTGTGGGATTTAATTCATCTTCACTAGATAATGGTATGAATATAGATACTTTAGCGTTTGGTAACCCAAAACCACCATTTACAAGAACTCTACCAACCACAACACCATAGTCAGAACACACCTTTGTATAAAGGTCTGATTGATTTATTTTTAAAGATAGGATCTCTAAAAAATCAAAATCTTGGTCTAATTTTACATTGATGTATTTGTCAACCCCTACTTGAGTCCTTATTCTATATGATTTTGGCATTAAAGTCTTTTTTGATAAATAGTTTATTTCCTATTTTCAAAAAATAGTTCTAATTAAAAAAAAATAAATTATTAGGAAAAATTAACCGTACTTAAATTAATGATCCTAACATTGATATCTTTATTAGGAAATCTAATTTGGTAGATTTGAGTAGGTTCAGCAAAAATTGTATCGGCAATTAATTGAATTTGTTTAGTTGCCGGATCTAAATATTTTTGAGATGTTTGATTTGAAGAGTATTGTCCCCCAACTTTATTAAAGAATTCCATATCAGAAATACTTATTATCCCATTTTCCGCTTGGATTAATCTTCTCAATTCAGATACCACAACATTTTGACCTAATTGTCTTGTCGTAGGACTAAAGTATGTTGTAATAATATCAATAATTTTAGATACGACCGCGCCTTGATTTTGACTAGCATCTAATACAACATCAACATTAACCGCCAAATCAATTGGGTTTGCACTTTCTATTGAAATATAGTCGTTAATCATCCTATAATTTGATAGGTAGTTTGCAACATTACTTTTTAATGTATTAGAAACCGTATCAGTTAAATTACCACTTGTGTCGT